ATGCACTTCTTGATCGATGAACGCTTGCAATTCTTCATCTTGAAAGATGGGGTTGCCCGTATCATCGCCAAACGTGTTCAACCGTACTTTGCCCACATCGGTTGTTAGGTCGTAAGATACCGTCATTGCTTCTTGCTCGTTTCCGATTTGGGTTTGTCGGCACGTGCCGCCGTGCTTGCTCGTTGCGTCAATTGCTTCATTGTGTCATTCAATGCACGCAATTCTTCAAGCACGGCGGCAAGATACACATCGGTGATTGATACCGGTTGTGGCAACCGCCGGTTCACTTCTTGGCTTCTTCGGCCGATGCTTTGGTTGTGGTTGAAGCCGTTGACGATGCCGGGGCCGGCTTGCCGGCGGCTTTGGCACGCAATTCTTCAACTTCATCGGCCGGCAACGAAACCATAGCCGGGGTTTGTTCGGCTTCAATTTCTTTTTCAACCGCGCGTTGTAGCCGCGTCATTTGCGCGATTGCTTTTGACAATTCTTCGTTGATAGCGGTTAGGTTTGCCATCGTGATTGCTCCTTGTGTGTTATATATGCGCGGTTTCAAGATTTGGGGCCGGTTGCCGGGGGCTTAGGGGGCAACCGGCCCCATCTTGCCCATTGGGGGCTTGTTTACGTGCCGTCACCCTCGGAAGCGGCCGACGCAATCGGATCAACGATTGAACCCCCGAAAACGTGCCGTACTTTGTAATCAATCCCATCGTTGTCAAAATCGCCTTGCATCGGATCGATCAACGATGCACCCCCGCCGACACGTACGGCATTGGGGCTTTTCATAAAGATTTGGGGGGTTTCGTATCCGGCAAGAAAGCCGATTTCAAGCAACGGCCGGCCGGTTGATGCGGCCGCGTGAAGATACCAAGCCGTGTTGCCGTTCGTTGTGTTGATCAACGATAGATACGGGTTGACAACGAGCGTCACCCGATTTTTCATCCAATTGTTCGTTACAAGTCGTTGCGTGTCGGTTGATGCACCAAGCTCCAATTGGGTAGCGTTCAAAATGTTGTTTGCGATGATTTCAAGGGCCGGCGGCACTTCAAGCACAACCGCTTCAATCAAGATTGGGTTGCCTTGCGCATCAACTTGACGGTTCAACACGGTGAACCCATCTTGCAAGCCGGTGATTGAAAGCGCGGGGTTGTTGCTTGCGGCCCCGTTTGCGGTGATGATTTGGTTTTTGTTCCCTACGGTGTAAACGCTTGCCGATGGGCCGGTTGAAGAAACATACAACGATGTGGCAAAGTATTGTTCGCTCCGAACGGCGGCACGACCAAACCGGATCGGTGCATCTTTCAACCGGTTTTGCACGTCGTTCACCATCACTTCCCAAGAGAAGGGCATACGGCGGCCGTACTTTTGCACTTTGTACGTAAACGGGTTGATTTCATCGATGAACGCCGCTTTGTATTCTTCAAGCTCGTGAACAACGTCAAGCCGGGTATCACCCCCAAACGGATCATACCCCCGTTCAACCGAACGGAAATCCGGCACGGTTGCAACGCGCGCAATGGTACGCCACGTTGCCGGCCATTCACGGTACGATCCAAGGGTTTGACGATCAATCACGACGCCAAAGAGCAACGGGAAATCACTTGTTGTCATTGCTTCAATCAAGTGATGCCGGGGCCGTTTGCCCGTATAGATTTGGTGCAAGAACTTCACCGTTTCGTACAACTTGCGATCAAGCCGATCGCGTTGATGCTTGTTGTAATTGGCCCCCAATTCAACAAGCCGAAACCCTTCACGCGCGTATAGTGCCGAAACCGATGCATCACGCGCGGCAAAGGTATCAATTAGATCTAAGAATTCCATTGCGTTGCTCCTTGTTGCTTTGCGCGGTTTTGGTTCACTTTACGCGCGCTTGCTATCGTTTGGTAGGGTTAGTACCCCAAAATCACCCGGATCGTTGCCGTGCCGCCGCTTGTTACCGTTTCATCGGCATACCCAAACCGTACCCCGGTTGCTTTCTTTGAAATCTTGGGGGTATCGGCTTCCGTTAGATACAAAATATCCCCTACGGCAACGGCGCTATTGCCCCCGCCGTCAATACCTTTGACGGATAGCAAATGCGCTCCGACACGTGTGATCGTTGCCTTGCCCGATGCATCACGATCGATCAAGCAAACCCCCGGCATTTGCCCGACACAAACCGGATCACCCGAAAGCCGGCCGCTTGGCACGGTTTCATAAAGGGTATCGGCAAGCTCATAAACTTCATTTGTTGCCATTGCTTGTTGCTCCTTCTTGCATCAACACATTGGTTGTTATCAATGCCCCCGGCCGGGGTTAGCTATTCACGGCCGCGTGCGGCAACTTCGGCCCCGGCTTCCGAAAGCCCAAATGAAGGGCCGTTAAAGAGCTTGGTTAGCTCCTTGGCATAATCGGTTGTGTCGGTTTGTTCGGTGATTGGATCGGCCGAACCAAAGCCGGTGATTGCCCCAAGCCCCATTGAAGCCCCGATGCTTTGCACGTATTGCAACTCCGATTGCACGGCGGCTTCAATCATCGGGGTGAACGCAACCACATCAACGGCATCACGGCTTTCAACCAATGGGGCCGATGCCGGCAATGTGGCAACAAGCTTGGCACGGATCGGGGCCGGCAAGTTGTGATATTGCGCAAGCGATGTTTCAACGATCGTGATCGCTCCTTGCCGCGCGTTTGCTTCACGCATAGCGGTTAGGCCGGCCGTCAACGCGTTGACACTTTCACGCAACGCTTTGATTTCTTCTTCGTTCATCGTGTTTGCTCCTTGTGTGTTTGGCACGTTGCGTGCCGCTTCAACTAACGATAGCACTTTGCCGCCGGCCCCGGCCATTGTCACATAATCAACGGATTTGGCCGATGTGATCGCTTCAATGATTGGCCCTTTATAATCGCCAATGGTACCCATTCGTGCTTTGCCCATTGCCCGGATTGATGTGCCGATGTTTGCGGCAATTTCATCTAACGTGCCGGCAAAATCGGGTGATACCTTGGCACGTGCATACAAACCGGGGCCGGCATCTTTGCCCGTTTTCGGTTCAACGTAGTGATCGCGCCAATACGCATCTTCAACGAGCGTTGAACCAATCCGGGTTATACTCCCTTCCGGCCGTTCGGCTTCTTCTTGCGGCGTAGGGTGATCAATGAAGTTGTGCATACCACGTGTGAACACGCGCGGCCCATCACGCTTCAACACTTCGGTTGAATAGTACCCCGATGAACCCTTGCCGGGGGCAATCAATTTCAACATCACCGTGCCATCGTCGGCAACGGCACGTTCAACCAATTGCACGGCATTGGTATCTTCGGTGATCAATACTTCAAGAAGATCGGCAACGTCGGCATCGGGGGTGATGGGCTTGCCGCTTTCGGTTGCGGTTGTAGGGGCAATGTACGTTACTTTGCGTACAACTTGTTCGGGGTTGCCAAGCGTCACCGCGCCATTGGTTGAAATCTCAAAATCACATCGGTAATAACCGCCGGAATACCCCTTACGGTACACGAAATAACCTTGATCTTCATACACGTCGGCAATGTATGTATCGTATCCGTTGCCGCCGTTTGTTTGTTGTAATGCCGATTGAAGGAGTGCAAAGGTATCCGATTGATTGAAAGTGCCGGCTTCTTTGGCATCGGCCGGGGTATCGTCGGTTTCGGCATCGTCGGTTGTGGTTGCGGTATCGTCGGCTTTGGCGTTGCTCTTGATTGATTTGATAACCTTGACAAGCAATTGCGCCGCTTGTCGCAACAACGTTTCATTGTTGCCGTTGATTGTTCGGCCCAATTCGGTTAGTGCCAAATCTTCGGCCGATGTACGGATTTGCATTGCATTTTCCTTCACGGCTTTTGCTAACACGCCGTTTGCTTGCTTTATGGCCGATACATCACACGCATCGGGTTTGCCGCCATCATCAATGCATCGTTGCCGCGCGGAATTGGCGATATTGGCCCATTGCCGTTGTTGCTTGGGGGTTAACCCCTTCATATGTGTTTTGGCATCGTCGGGTTTCCAAGGCATTTCAATTGCCCTTTGCTCGTTGATACAATTCAACACATCGGCAACCCGGAAATCGCAAGGGGTGCAAATGCCCGGATATGTGTTCTTTGTTCAACCCGATCCACGATTGCCCTTGGTTTTTCTCACAACCATCGGATACCCGCAAATCCCCTACGGTTAACCATCGTTTTTGCATCTTCAACCCGGCATCTTGGGTTGCTTGCATTGATACATAGTTGCCGGTTTGGTATCCGTTGCCGGCTTCCGTTATTGCTATCAATTCCGCTCGTGAACGAATATGCTTTTGCGGTACCCCGGTACCGTAGTATTTGTACCGTGCTTTGATGTTTGCCGCAATGGTTGTGTAACTATCCCCATTCAAGATGCCGGCACGCAATAAATTGCGCATATCTTCTTTGGTCGTTTCATCTATGCCGGCTATTTGATCGGCCCCGTATTCCGCAATATAATGCGCCGCGCGGGGATTGTCAAGCGTAAATGAAATTTTTATGCCGATTTCGGCAAGTTGTGATTTTGCCCCAAGCAAAAGAGTTGTTTTATATGCTTTTTCCAATGCGTCAAGCATATCAAGTGATGTGGCATTGGTTGCATCGTCAAAGATGTTATCAAATTGCTTGGATATTGCATCTTCTTTCAACAACGATTTGATGGGGGTTAAAGAACGCACAAGATCATTACCTTGCCGCACAAATAAATCACTTATGCGCGCGTCAAGTAATTTGATAGGCTTTGCTAGTACATCGGTTGATTTCTTGCGCTTTGCGGCTTCAATGAACCGAAGAAGCGCCGTTTCCGTTTGTTGAAATGCTTGCACGGTTGTTGAATAGCTCATTGATGCTTTCTTTTACTTGCACTAAAGCTTCTTGCACTCCTTGTGCAACTTGCATCAAATCGTTCACCAATTGATCGCTTTGGGGGTTTGTTGTTTGTGTCGGTTGTATTGGGTTGCCGTCTTTATCCAATGGGTATAGTTGATCAAGGATTTCATCAATATCGTTTTCACCAAGCACGGTCAAAAACATACGTGCAAGCAAGCGGTTGTCGGTAATCACCGAAGGAGCGGCCCCGTCAAGCGTTGCCGCCGTTTTCACCGCTTGCACAAACGGCAATAGATCGTGTTCAACGATTGGCGGGAAATCAACATCAACGTGATGGTTGATTTTATCTTCCCAAGCGATCACATCTTCACCGTATTCATTCTTGGTGATGGTCGCAATGTGTGCTTGGTTGATTGCCCCTTGCGGGGCTTTCACGCTTTGGTACACAACAAAATCAATGATTGCGTGATACACATATGCCCAAAGTTGTTGACGATTGGCAAACGCCAATTCCGTAGGCCGGTCTAAGCTTTTGGCCGTTGCCAATGTTCCTACACTCACATCACCAAGAAATGTTTCGGGTATCTTCAACGCGGCGCAAACCATCAACAACAACCGCCGGCCATCTT